TAAACTATTTTTAGTTATGGCTGATTTATTTGCTTATTTACACCGAGAGTTCGGTAAAACTACAAGGGTTAATAAAAATGCTGACAATAATCTTCTGTATAAGGGTCTATATACATCATTTTATTCACCATTTACTCCAATAACACCATATGAAAATCTTACTGATGACCTTATGGCAGGGTATATGGAGAATGAAACTGTATATTCTATCATAAACAAGATAGCAGAGACAGCTTCTAACATACCTTTTGAAGTTATAGGCAAAGATGGCTATGCTATAAAAGACCATTGGGCTATAAAACTACTGGAAAACCCGAATGAAGACACTACAGGCAACGAAATATTATATAATTACTACATATACTTGCTTTCAATAGGCAATAGTTTTATGTATGGTCCTAAACTAACATCAGGTAGAGTAAGGGAGTTATGGACTATGCCATCAGACATAGTGAATATAATAAGTGGTAAGTTCTATGAACCTATACATGGGTATAAGCTAATAGAAGGAAACCAAGAGACTATATTTCCAAAGAATGAAATTCTACATGGTAAACTGTTCAACCCTAGATTCAGAAGTGGCAGTTGGCTATATGGTTTATCACCTATATCTGTAGCATCTAGTATTATATCTGCTATGAATAGTGGAAATACAGCATTGGAGAGTAGTTTTAACAACTTAGGACCTCCATATATCATATCTTCACAGATGCCAGAAGGACTTTCTCCAGAGCAGCAAGAGATGTTAGAAGATACATATAAGAAGAAATATGGTAGCCCTGACTCTTTTGGGCAACCAATGTTAACAGGAACACCTGTAAAAGTAGAGAAACTAGGGTTTTCACCTGATGATTTAAAGATAATTGATAGTTCCAAACATGGATTAAGGGTATTGTGTAATGTTTATGGAGTGCCTAGTGTACTTTTTAATGATAGTGAAAGTTCTACATATAATAATGTAAATCAGGCAAGATTAGACTTTGTAACATATACCATAATGCCTTTAAATACCCAATTTGCCCTTAAAATGGGTAAATTCTTAGGTTTAAAGGATGGTGAAACACTAAGATTTGACTATGATAGTGTTGAAGTGTTACAAGAGGCTATGTATACTAAGGCTAAGTCACTAAGTACAATGTGGGAACTAACACCTAATGAAAGAAGGATGGCTATAGGTTATCCACCTATTAAAGACCCATTTATGGATGAAATATATAAGCCTAAAGGTTCTATTACAATAGGTAAGGAGGAAGAATTGGAAGAAACAGAAGAAGTAAATCCTAATGACAATAATCTGAGAATGAATAAAAAATAAAACAATGGAATACTCAAACTTAATACTAAACGCAAGAGATGTAGATACAAAGAAAGGTATTGTATCATTTTATTTCGCAGACTTCAACTCTGTAGACTCACAAGGTAGAAAAATGGACAAAAACGCATTTAATAGAACTATTAAAAATAATTCTAAGAGGTTTGCACATCTACTAAACCATGATACTAATCTTATGATAGGTAAGCCTATGGAGGTAGGTACTGATGAGAAAGGTGCATTTATGGTATCTAAATTATCTAAGAATACAGCAGGTAGAGATGCACTAATAATGTATGAAGAAGGTATCATAACAGAACATTCATTTGGTTTTCAGATAGTATCATCTTCACAAGAGAATGATATAGAGATTGTTAATGAGTTGAAGATGTATGAAGCTAGCAGTGTTACATGGGGTTCTAACCCTAACACACCTACAATATCAATAAACTCACATCAAACAGAACTTATAAAAGAGTTGCAAGCAATGACAGCTATAAATAGTGAACTGCTGGAGATGCTTAAAAACAAGGATAACAAAGAAATAATCACACTATTAAATGATATATCAGCACGTTTGCCCGTTAACAAGGAACAACACCAAGCCTCGCAGAAGTCTCAGATAGATGAAGTGATTTCAATTTTAAACGATAAATATTAAAGAAATGGAACATACAAAAAATGAACTTTTACCATTGGTAGAGAACCTAATGGATAAAAGTAGGAAGCAAATTGAGAAGATGCAGGCTGAGAACCTTATTGAAAATAAGGAAATGAAAGATGACCTGCTATCTGAAATTAGCAAGACTACTAAAGAAGTTGAGAATATGCAGAAGAATATTGACATGGTTGAAACAAAACTTATCAAAGCTAATATTCAGAATCGTAAGACAACTAAGAATGGTATATCAGAAAAGTTGAAAAGTGATGACTATAAAGAGTTTCTAAAGAACAAAGAAGTTAACCCTAAAGGTGGTCAGCAGTTTGCATTTGATGTGCCTCTTATAGAAAATGCAGCAGCAGTAATGTTACAACCTACTGACTTTGTATCAGGAGATGCCCCTGTGGTATTACCTTTCAGAGAAGGTGGAGTAGACAAGCCAGCAGTAGCACCTCCTGCCGTAGCAGACATAATTCAATGGGGTACTACATCTAGCAACATGGTTGACTGGATTGAACGTACAGCTAAGACTGATGGTACAGCTACAAGAGTAGAAGGTGCTGTTATGGGAATGAGTGACATGGAATATACAGAAGTATCAACTAAGGTTCAGAGTATTTCTGCTTATATGAAAGTTACTAATGAAGCATTAAAAGATGTTAACTTCTTATCTTCTGAAATTAACTCAGAGTTATTGTCAGACCTAAGAGTAGAACTAGATAACCAGTTATTGACAGGTGATGGTATTGCTCCTAACCTATCAGGTATTACTACTGTAGCGACAGCATGGGCAGCAGGAGATTTCGCTAATGATATTACTGCTCCTAACAATGCTGATGTATTGAGAGTAGCATTAAATCAAATTTGGATAGCAGGTAAAGGGAACTATATTCCTAACTATATCCTTATGCACCCTACAGATGTAGCTACATTAGATGTTGCTAAGATTTCTGATGGTAGATATATTGAAATTCCTTACTATGATGCAGAAGGTCCTAGTATGGTACGTATACCTATCCTACAAAATACTAACATTACAGCAGGTACATTCTTAGTTGGTGACTTTAACAGAGCAAAAGGATTTATTCGTGATGCTCTTACAGTTAGAGTATTTGACCAGAATGAGAATGACCCATTATATAATCGTTCTACAGTAACAGGTAATGTACGTGTTGCTCTAAGAATTAGGACAAATGATAAGTTAGCATTTGTTACAGGTACTTTTTCAACTGCTATTACAGCATTGACACCTGCATAATATTGTTCTCATGTACTTTTGTTTTGAGAGGGGTAGGTAATACCTGCTCCTTTTTTATTAACACTTAATAAACATAAAAAATGAAGAAGCTTTTAATAATCACAATAATAATGACAATGGCAGTTGGGTTATACTCACAGTCATTAGGTAGTAAGATAGCATTTGTTGCAGACACTACTACAGATGCAGAAACAGAATATTTAGTTGTTAGCTCTGCTAACCCTATCACATCTGACAGACTTGTTTTATTAACACTTTGGGGTACTAATGCAAGTGGTACAGCAACAGTAACAGCAGAACCACAAGGTAGTGATGATAACTCTAAGTGGTATAAGTTAACTGATGCTTTTACATTCAATACAGCAGGAACAGTTGTAGATACAAGTTATACCGCTGCTAATGCTTACTATTTATACTATAGATGGAAGTTAGTAAGTACAGGCACAGGAGTAACCTATCTAGGTGGTGGTATTACCGTAAAGGATAATCATTAAGTCTTAAACAAGGGATTGGGGTAATACCCTATCCCTTATAATATTATAATTATGTTAATTTGTAAAAAAGATTTCCAACAGTACAAGAAAGGTGATAGATTACCTGATAAACTTAACATTGACATAGTTAAGATACTTATAAGAGATGGATTTGCAGAGTTCGCTGGAAGGAATAAGAATGCGATAGTGGTAGACTACATTAAAAGGACTAAGGATAATCCTAAGAAAAACTACATGAGGAAACCAAGAACTAAAAAGAAAGAGTAATGCAATATCCAGTATTTGAGTTTGAACGTAAGAAGAAGAAGTCTCAGAGAAGAAGACGTATTCAAGTAGTTATGGACAGCAGGAGTTCTTCTCCTGTATGGTTTCCTGTTACAGTAGACTATTCTAGTAGAGTTAGATTAGATAGTGGTACTGTAGAAGGTATATTATGTGTTAACCTTAAAATATTGGAATTGTCATGATAAAAGTAGAGAAAACAGTAACAGGAACAGATGAACTTACATTGACAAATGCTAAGTTATGGATGAAAGTAGATGACACAGCAGACGATACTTTAATAACATCGTTAATAACTGAGGCAAAGCAACTTATAGAACAATATATAAATTTTACTTTAACTCCTGCTACAATTACATTAACTGCAACTGCAAGGACTCAACTTTGTCTACCTTATGGACCTGTACAGAGTATAACTTCTGTTAAGGATATGGATGGTGATGATGTTGAATACACATATGAGGATTTATGTATAGAATTTGATACTCAGGTATATTCTGTAACCAATCCAAGCAATGTATACGTACAGACAGTAACAATATATGAAGCAGGAACAACATCTATACCATCAGGGTTAATGCTTGCATGGAAAGAGGTAGTATTGTACTTATATGAAAACAGAGGTGATTTGAATATTAATAGTATATTGAGTAGTAATAAGAATCTACAAGTATACAGGAATAATGTTTGGATATAATGGGAATAAATAGATTACGAAATAGAGTAGGGCTATATGCACTAACATACACATCTGATGGGATGGGAGGTAGCACTAAAACTGCTACTCTTGTAGCAACATTATGGGCAAGGATAGAGAGAGAAGATGGTAGCAGAATACAAGAAGGAGATATGTTAAATACAACTAAACCTGTTATTATAACATTAAGAGCAGGAACATATCAGGTTACTACAGATAATATAATAAGGTTTAACGATAAGGATTTTACTATCCATTCAGTAGCATATGATGAAAGGAACAGATTTACAAGTATAATAGCATATGAAGGTAATACAATAACATAATGGCTGAAACAAAAATATATCTAACTAATCTTAAAGAGGTTCAACAGGACTTTAAGAATCAAGGAGTTAACTTTGATAGGGCTATAAAAAAAAGCATGGGAGTTATAGGTAGACAACTTAAAGGTTCACAACAGACTATATTAAGTCAGCGAGTTATTAGATGGACAGGTGCATTAGCTAAAAGTATAAGATATAAGACAACTACAAGAAGTGTTACTGTAGGAGGAACAGTAAAGTATACTGATTGGATTGAATCAGGAGGTAGAGGTGGATTTATGGGATATTGGTATATGAAGATTAGTCTAAGTATGAATAAAGCATTTATAATTGACAGACTTAGAAAAGATATGGGTTCTCATGCAAAACTTAAATAATAATGGCAATACTAAAGGACATACGTAGAATATTATCTAACAGACTCTATGATATGCTTAGTGTTGTAGACATAAGTACATATAATGTACTACCTGAGAATGTAGATAACCCATTTATTTACATAGGAGTTATTAATACTAATGACTACCCTAATAAATGTGATTTCATTATTGATGGTACAGTAGATATAGAAGTACATACAGGTAGCAATGGTTGGAATGGTAGTATGGAACAGCTATATGAATATCTAGCAGAAGTTAAGTCTATACTGCAACCATCTAAGGGTTATGTTATTGACTTAGGCACTTCACATGATATGATATTATGGAAGATGCAGACAGACACAGGACTTGTAGTATATGACCCTATTAATAGGTTAATGTCATGTACAATGACATATGAGTTCGATATTGTTCAGAAAATAGGATATGAAGATAGAGTTGAAGCAGATGATGGTACGGTAGAATCAATAAGTTGTGTACCTTTGGAACTTCGTTAATATAAACAATTAAAAATTAGAAATTATGGCAAATATTTTAGGAAATAATCTAGTAGTTAGAGTTGGTACAGATGAAACAGGAGATGTTATACTCTGTGCAACTAACTGTTCATTAAATATAGAACAAGCAACGACTGAGGCATCTTGTAAAGGAGACCCAGCATCTACAAGTAGTAAGTGGAGTAGTGCAATAGCAGGGACAGCAAGTTGGAGTATATCAACTGATGGACTTTATAATTATACAATAACATCATTCTCATTCGACCATTTTGCAGCTATAATGATTGATGATGCTGATGGTACAGCAACTAATTCAGTTAGCCTTGTATTTGAGGTATATGATTCAACATCTGCTACAACAGGTGATGTAACATATTATAGTGGAACAGCTATTGTAACGAGTGCATCACTTAATGGTCCCGTTGATGAATTTGCTACATGGACAGCAGAATTTAAAGGAACAGGTCAATTAGTACAAAATGTAAAGGAAGCATAATATGAAAATAAAGGGTTATAGTGTTCAGAAGATAGGCAATAAAGAATACCCTATGAAGTGGGGTCTTAACCAAAGTATGTTCTATTGTGAACTTCGTGGAGTAAGTATTGATGAAATGAATAAACAGTTAGCTAATATATCTTCTGATATATCTGTTTTAAGAGACTTGTTGTGGAGTAGTTTTAAAGATGGTGCTAGGGTGGATGGTAAAGAATTCACCCTTAGCAACTATGATATTGCTGATTTGATGGAGGACATGAAGGCAGAGGAACTAAATAATTTGATTGAGTCTATGACAGACACCCTGCCTAAGCCTAGAGAATCAAAAAAAAAGCAGTAGAAGGTAAGTATGTAAAGTTAACTATAGAAGTACTTACTGACTATTGTGCTGAAATTGGAATAGCTTATGATGATATGTTAAATTTAATATGGAGAGAGTTTGAATATATATCAAGAGGTTATGAGCATAGGATGCAGAGAAATTGGGATTTTGTAAGAAACATAATGGCAACACAGTTTAACAGTAGTGGATTTAGTAAGAAGAAGTGGAAAGCAAGAGATATAATGACACTACCATATATTGATGAGCCTATGACAAGCAGGAGAGTAGAGAAGATGTCTGATGAGACTGTAGAGAGGATGAAGTCATATTTAAAAAAAGATAAGTAATGGCAGGAATATTAACACAACTAGCAGCTAAGTTAACATTAGATACTAAAGGCTATAGGAAAGGTTTACAGACTGCTGAGAATAAGACAAGTGCATTTGCTAAGGGTGTTGGCAAGTTAGGACCACAAATAGCTGCTGCCTTTTCTACAGGTGCTATTATTCGATTTGCTGCTACATTATCTGACCTAAATAAAGATATAGCAAACTCTGCAAGAGCATTTAAGAGATTTGGTGATGCTAAGTTATTAGATGAATTAAGGGATTCAACTGGTGGTATGATTAATGACCTAAAGCTGATGCAACAAGCAATTCAAGCTGTTAACCTTAACCTTAATGCTACTGACTTGCCTGCGTTCTTCAAATTTGCTACTATACGTGCTGCTGAAACAGGAATGGAAGTAGACCATCTTGTAGAGAGTATTGTTACAGGTATAGGTAGGGAGTCAAGACTTGTATTAGATAACTTAGGTATATCACTTATTGCTCTTAATAAGGAGATAGCTAAAGGAGGTACATTTGCTGAGGCTGCTACTAGACTTATTAAGAGAGTAGCTGATGAATCAAATACATCAGTAGAACAAGCTACTAAGGGTACTAAGTTGTTAAAAGCATCATGGGAGAATCTTATTTTAACATTATCAAGAGATGATATATTTAGTGATATGAATAAGCAGATGGCTTTATTAGCACATTGGCTTGATTTGGTTACTAAATATTCAAAAGATA